ATCATCAGCGTGAATGTCCCTGACTTTCCATTTTCTAATTTTCCCTTTCCCTCAAAACAGGACTGGTGAGAATCCAATCCTCTTACCATTAACTTGTTAAAGCAAAGAAACCTGAACGGGCTGGCCTGAAAAATTTAGGACTACCTTAAACAGGTTAATCAAAGTCATCCATCCAATGCGGGGGAGCTTGTACTTTCAGCGTGTCTGTCCCTGACTCTTCATTTTCTGTGCCGTCAAAATAGCGACCTGTCGGTATATCGTACCCCAACGTAGTCATGCCCTGCTGTCCTACCCATTTAAACCTAGACTTCCAGCAATGTATCTCCACTCCCATATCGCCACGATGCACAGTTACACCTAGATCTGCTTTAGCAAACCATGCGGCACTACCACTTATGCTCATGCCTTTAGGTACTGGGTATGTTCCATCTTCCTTTGGATACATCTTTGCTGGATGCGCGACAAACCAGCAATGGATTGAGTGAGCTTTACAAAATGAAGTAATCATGGTGAGCATCTTGGATATAGAAGAATGTTCCTCTGTAGATTCCATCTCAATGTAGTTATAAGGATCAATAACAAGACCTCTACAGCCTAGTCTGTAAACAGCTTGCTTTGTCCTGTCTATAATAGAATCAACTGTCGGCATGTTTCCGTCTTTTGATTCAAGAAAAACAAAGTGCTTATCTATAAAGTCGAAAGCGTCACTTAACTCTGACCTGCTCATTCTTGCCCTTGAACCCTCGAAATAAGGCTTTCCGACTAATTTTTCTGCTAACTTGCTAATATGAATGTGCGGTGGATTCTCAAAACTCGCAACCGCAAACTTCCACGAATGGTTTTTTGCGAGGTTAATCATAATCTGGTCAATAAACTCTGACTTACCAGAGGATGGCAGTCCTGTCACTACACTAAGCTGTCCTTCAGCAATCGTAAATAACTCATCAACTTTCGATATGCCTGTGGATGTGCCTGACCCAACTCCTTTGGCATATGTATCTAAAAGCTCCTCTTTATAGTCACTTGCTGCGTAAACACCTGATAAAGGAAAAGGCGCTGGGTTGTCAATAAAGCTGAGAACTTCGTCAGCTCCTTTTTCTTTTAACAAGTCAGTAATATCTTTACAATCGCTGGGAAGCTCCACTTTCCAGCATTTTGCTCTGCCTACTCTTCTGGCTATCTCTTCAGAGAGAGCAGCCCCAGCCTCATCACGATCTGGGATGATACAAATGCGTTCTGCTTTGTCTAATATGTCCCTAGCTTCCCATACATAATGAAATTTACTGTCTTCTTCTGGATCTATCTTTCTATTACTTACTTTCTGCGGCGCACCGTTTGGAACAGAAATGGCTTTTATCCCTATGCTTGCCAGAGCAATGCAATCCGCTTCTCCTTCACAAATAATTACCCTCTCATCACCAGCCTGTATGCTTTCTATACCATAGAACTTTTGTGCCGCACCATCTTGTGTAAACGCCTTATGATCAATCGCTCTCCATTTTATAGCCTGATCTGGGTAAATAAATCCGATAGCCTCAACTTCTCCAAGATTATTAAAGTATTTTGTGCCTGTTGTCATTGGAGGCAAATCGTCTAAGCTGTCCAGAGTCACGCCTCTCAACGAAAAAAATCTCCTGATCAAGTCGTTGTCTGTCTTTAACTGTGTAGGAATAGGCGTAATTACCCCTTCATCTACCGGAGCCTTATCTAAATGTTTTTCATAAAAAGGCTTTTCTTCTACTTTGCCTGTCAATCCACAGTGGTGGCACATGTATAGTTTTCTGCTGCCCTCAACAGTCACCGAAAGCGTTTTTTCTTGGGATTTTTTTCTTCTGGGGCTACAAGAGGGACAGTGGTGTCTACTTGTTTCTTTAACTAGTGATACGAATTCTTCTGCTTCATTCACGTTTTTCTCCTATTTATTTGTTGTTGATTTTGTCTTTTTATTGTGCTTACATGGAAAACAGGCAGTTACTCCTATTTCTGCTTTTTTTGTCTAGTGCTTACCCCCTCTTCGGAGGGGGTTCTTAACCACTCCAGAATTTTCTTAACTATAAACTTACGCTGAACATTAGAAAGCTCTAAAGACTCTCTGGTTGCGTCTATTATTTTTGATGGATAGTCTGCTTCTATTACATCATCTGCAAAACAGGAACTATAAAAATATTTAGTGGCTTCTTCTGCTGTTTTTAAATCAGCACTTGCCAAGTCTCTTAGACTGCGATTTATTATTTTTCTGGTTATTGATTTCCCCAACACAGATTTCTGCTCTGGGGTTTTCTTTGTCGAGAGCATGGAATACATGTTTTTCCTTAACTTGTCGGTCATTAGAATAAACCACACCTTGCAAACAATCCAGAATAACCGACTCGTCAAGATCCGGTCTTCGGGTGCGGTAGAAAATGGTAATTTCAATCCAAACATCTCCTTCTAACAAGTCATTAGGTAGATCCATTGCCTGGCACTGCGCTGCAACTGATTCTACATAGTCTCTTGCCTTTTGGCTTTTAATAATTGCAGGTCGTTTTCCAAACATCACAATTTTTCGTGAATTTGATTTTGATGCTGGCTCTCCATGAATTGTTAGGTTTACAGTGTTTGACATAATTGATGCTTTTATGTAATCTTGGTTTCAAGCATAAACGGAGTAACTAGTTATGTCAAAGATGGGACAGTATTTTTTAGCTTTGCAAGAGTCGGGGCTAATCCCTTGGGAGTCAATGGAGGAAGGTTATGACCTTTACAATAGAGAAGAATGTAGATCTGCCGAAAAAACTGGGGAGGTGGAAGACTCTGCCTCTGGATCAGATGGAAATAGGCGACAGCATTCTGGTGTCAGAGCAACTAGAGAAAAAGGAGTACCTTTCTCTAGCAGCAAAACTGAGTCGTTTCAACAAGAGCAATTTTCCGCGCCAACTAACAATGAGAACGATCCGTTCTGAAGGAATCAGAATATTTCGCATAGAGGACGCTGAGAATGAAAATAACGAACAAGCACAATCTGCCGGAACCAGTGGTTCGCGCACTGTCACAGGATCACTATACGCGAGGGGCGAGTCAGCGCTCCATGACCCAGCTAATAGACAGTCCGAGGAAACAGATACTGAACCGAGCGCACAGTGAAGATATCACTGAAGACTGTGTAGACCGATTATGGTCGGTTTTTGGCACCGCTGTACATAACATATTCGAGCGTTATGGTGATGAAGAAAGCGTGGTCGAGGAGCGTTTGTTTGTTGATGTAGAAGGATGGACTATATCCGGCGCAATTGATCTCCAAGAAAAAGGGGTGATCAAGGATTATAAGGTTACTTCTGTTTGGTCTGTTATATATGACAAGACAGAGTGGCACGAACAACTCAATGCCTATGCTTGGCTGGTAGAGAGGGCAAAAGGGATTGATGTAAAAGCGTTAAACATAGTGGCTGTATTGCGTGACTGGAAACAAAGGGAAGCAGAGTTAAAAGGAAAAGACTACCCACAGTCACCGATTGTAGTAATAGATATTCCTCTTTGGAGTGTTGAAGAAAGGGAATCTTACATGATGAACAGGATCTCTTTACATCAACAGGCTGAAATGGATTATTTGATGGGCGATGAAATGCCGCACTGTACTGATAAGGAAAGATGGTTGAAGCCCAGCACTTACGCTGTGAAAAAACCAAAGAATAAACGTGCAGATCGAGTATTCGATAGCCTAGAGGAGGCAGAGGTATTTGTCTCTAACAAGTCAGGACTAGTAATCGAAGAACGAAAATCCGAACCAACCCGATGTATGCGTTATTGCCATGCATCGCAATTTTGTACACAACATCAGGAGTTTTTAAATGGACAATGATCCAAAATTTATGGAGAGGTTTCTTGGATTAGTGCAAGGTGTTAAATCAGGCTCGTTAAACTTACAAATAGATGCCGATGAAGTAACGGTTTCTGTGGGCGATAAGCCTTCAGTAAAGCTCCCCATGCATCTATTTTTAACCAGCGATGTAAAAAATCTTTTGGTCGCTTTAGGAGAGAGGGATAAAAATGAAGACAAGTGAAACAATAGATGAGTTGGCAAAGGCGCTGGTAAAAGCGCAGAGCCAAATGGGTGGGGCGGTTGCAGATAGCAACAATCCTTTTTTTAAATCTAAATATGCCGACTTAGGCTCTGTAGTGAAGGCAATTAAAGAGCCTTTCTGTGACAACGGACTATCTTATGTTCAATTCCCATGCACATCAGAAAGAGGTGTAGGAGTTACCACTAGACTGATCCATGTGTCTGGACAGTGGCTAGAACAGGAATACACCTTGCCGCTTACAAAGCAAGACCCTCAAGCCGCTGGATCAGCTATTACCTACGCAAGGCGTTATGCATTGCAAGCGATAGCTGGGATACCAACGGCAGATGATGACGGTGAGGCGGCAATGCAAAGGAATGTTGTACATCAGAAGCCGCAACAATCAAAAGCTAAAGCTGTTCCGGCACAAAAGGCTCCTACGACAACTCCGAAGGTAGCGGAAACAGCGGCGGAAGAGAAAGAATCGACTCTTGCTGTTAACAAGATAGATACAGAGGATCAAGCCGTGGAGGTGGTCGAAGTTATGCTGGGGGTTGCTGGGTCAATGCATACCGAGTCAAGTGACACCTTAAAAAAGTTCTACAAAGATAATGTCAAAGTTATCACAGAAATACAAAAGTTTCCTAAAGCAGATAACGTATTGCGAGATGGATTCACTAAACTAAACGAAACAATAAAGGAGAAAGAAAATGCCTAATTATCACAAAACCGATGCCACTCTTTTTAAGAATGGGTATAAGACTATGGAAAAGCATCCCGATCTTAACGGAACTGTAAAGGTTACGGATGACATTCTTAGAACTCTTATGGCACAGAGAAAAGCAGGCGGTGAACCTATTATAAAATTGGCTGGATGGAACCGAACCGCCAAAGAAACAGGTCAGCCCTACATTTACTTGTCAGTAGAAGCGGTTGAAGAAGACCAGACACAAGCTGCACCTGAACCTGCACCTGCACCACAAGCAGTACCCCAAGATGGTGGAATTCCGTGGGAATAGTAAGGTCAAAAAAACTACTCAATGGCGCAAGAGATCAATCTTGCGTCAATTGCGGTGCTAGAGATGGCACCGTGGTTGCCGCACATTATCAAGGCATGAGATCGCATTTGCTTGGAAAAGGAACAGGGCATAAACCGCACGATATATGTGTTGCTGACCTTTGCCATAAATGCCACAGGGCATTTGATTTGTACAAAATCAGTCCTCTCGATGAGTCTATTAGTAGTGTGGGAGATCCATACGCTAAGAAGATTGACGTTAGTGAGCAATTTTTGTTTAACATAATGAAGACAATCCTAAGAAGGATTGATCAAGGAATATTGAAAATAGGAGATCATTCTAATGAACAAAAGAAATAAACTTGTATTACATGACCATGATGGTGGTCGATCTAATGGTGCGCCTTCAGCCTTTTGGGACGCTTGTTTTATCTCAAGCCTAACAGTTGCGCTAGCTGGCGAGAACAAAAATGATGTGGCAATCGTCATGTGTCAGGACATTGAAAATGAAGAAGATGGCGTTTTTCACTTTATTGAGCTTGATATTAAAGCGGCTTCTAAAGGCGTATTGTTTAGCGTTGGCGTTCTGCTTAAAAAAGATAAAGATAGCGAGCAGAAAGAAATACAAATCAGTACAGAAATGTACAAGCATTCCACTGAACTTGACAGGCTTGCCTTAGAAGGAGTTGCGTCTTTATATGGGCTTAAAGTAGTAGAAGTTATGGAAGCTTATGAGGTGGAGGCTTTGAACGCTGTCCTTAAAAAAGAACAACAAGAAAGCACAGTCCAATGAGCTTGCTAGATGAAGAAGCCTCTCTCATCAGGGAGGCGTTTGCTAACTTTGACAGGTTAGGAAAATGGGCTACTTACGGGCATCTTTTTCGTCTGATGGACAAAAAAAAGATTCGTTTGTCTACAATAATTCAAATTGCAGAGGAATCTGGCATTGACGAAGATGTGATAAGAGGAAGGCGTAGATACTGGATTCAGCTTGGCAGAGCCGTGAAAGATGAGCTTGAAAGGCTAGATCAGGAGTACGCAGAAACAGCCTCTTGTCATTAACTTGTTAATAGCAACAAAAAAAGTATAAAAATTTTTGTGTAAATATAAATATTTTTGTATTTCATGGAGAGAGGCATGAAGCTAGATATAAGGTATGCTGACAAAAATGATCTGGTATTTATTGATTATTTACAAAAAAAGAATGCCGAGGATCTAGCTTTCTATCCAAAAACTGTATTTGAGAGAGAGGCTGATAACAACAGAATCCTTCTCGCATTAGTCAACAACCAACATGCTGGCTACCTTTATCATGGTAGCGTGACAACCCAAACTAACATAAAGATCCATCAAGCCTGTATCGAATACGACTTACGAGGCAACTGGTATGGTGCCGGACTGGTGGATGCTTTAGAAGATGTGGGTATATTAAGTTATTCATCAGGCATTTCTTTAAGATGCGGCTCAGACATTGCGGCTAACAGCTTCTGGAAACTTATGGGATTTAGCTGCATAGACATACAGCAAGGCGGCATCAGAAGGATGCGAGATATAAATGTCTGGTTTAAACAGCTAGTTCCTGACCTGTTTGGAGATAAGCCCTTAATCGAAGTTGAGCCTAGCAAGAAAAAGAAAGACGCTAGTATCTGGGCTAAAAGATCAAAAGATAAAAAACAAAACTCCATGCTAAGAGGTAAGGCGCTTCTTGATTATAGAAAATCAATACTTGAGGAGGCTGAATTAAATGATTGATCTCAGGATACCAAAAGATGATTCTGCAAGGCTTACGTCTATCTTGTCAGCACTAGTGAATGAGTTCCCGCAAAAACGAGAACTTTTTATGCGCTTGATTGAAGAGGCAAAAAACGGTATTGATATAAACGTCAAGCCGTTAATATGGGAAAGAACAAGGCAACAGGAGGGCTATTATCGTAAATGGTCAAGGGAATTTGGCAAATGGTGCGGCATGACTGATGGAGAAATCCATACTGAATTGCTGTGCCTTTGCTATGGAAGTGAAACGGTTAAAACAAAGTTCGGGGAAGTAAGAAGACCGATTAAAAGAAGTAACGGCACCAACCGAATTACATATAGCGAACTGATTGATTGCTTAATCAGGGTTGCATCTGAAATGGGATTTGATATCCCCCCACCAAAATGAGAGGAAATAAAGATGAATCAATCTACGATACTTGCAGATGCTGTAAATGTATATGCTCAACAAGCCTTAGATGCGCGAAACAAACTTGAAACTATTAAAATTGCAATGATTGACAACTTGCTGGATTTAGAGGAAATATTTAATTTAGATGCAGAAGAAGTTGGTAAAGCGATGGTTCAACTGCATGGCAAGATGGCTAAAGATATAGAAGATTTGTTTGACGATGAGTTATAAATCTAACGAAGACTATAGCAACTTTCTTGACTGGGCTTGGAATGTGGAGCCTGCAATCAATGAATATCACATTCCTTTTGAGATTGAAGATGATGGCGATATAACATTGTTTCGACATGGGGGAGATGTTTTTCAGTCCTCTGTTTCAAAAGAGCATCTTTATCATCCACAGACACATCCGCTAACAGTCACCTTGTTTAGTCTTCCTTATAGATTTAAAGCACAAACAAACAGATCGCCAGAAGGTCATTGGAGAAGAATTGCCAGGCGTAGACGCTAGTATTAACAAGTAAACAGGAAATGACATGAAAATAATTATGATCGAGATAGAAGATGAAGATTACGAAACATTTTCTGATTCTTTGTTTTTACTAATTAACCTAATGAAAGCCCATGTAAACAAAGAGGCTAACAAAAATGATACCGATTCGACTGAAGAAATCTGAAATATCTTCTTGTGAACAGTTTGCGGCTTTGCGATGGCAGCTAGCAAGAATGTCTTCAGTAGCCAACGACAGGAGAGATCCATCGAGAACAGACAATGATATTGACTTGTTAGGAATAAAAGCCGAGCTTGCAGTATCCAAATTATTTAATCTTGATTTTAGCCCTTCTTCATTGGGAATAGATTCTGGTAATGACTTGTATATTGATATTGGAAAAAAAGAAATATCCATACAGGTCAAATCTAGTTTTTATCCAAATGGCAGATTGTTATTCAAGTCACTGGAGTCCTTTACTTCTGACATTGCAATACTTGTTACTGCGTCAGAAGAACAGGATGTAATGAT